ATGACCGCAAGAAAAGAAACCCTGTCTAACCCGATATGCAAAAACGCGGAGCCATCCGACAAAGACTATCTGATATGGGATACACAGATCACAGGTTTCTTTCTCAAAGTCACCAAGACGGGCAACAAGGTTTTCGGGCTCTACTATCGAACAAAAACCGGCAAACAGCGCCGCCCAAAAATTGGCACCTACCCGGAACTGAAAACCGCCGCCGCCCGTGAGATTGCGCAACAGTGGATCCATGAAGTTGCCATTGGCGGAGATCCGGCAGGCTCAATCGCGACAACCAAGAACCAGAAACTTCCCAAAGTTCGAGATCTCGCCGAGCGCCACATGAAAGAACACGTAGCAGTCAAGAAAAAGAAGGGGGAAAGCCAAGCCAACGACGAACGGCTTCTTCGGCTTCACGTCCTGCCGGAAATCGGAGATCTCAACGTGATCGACGTCGGACATGATCACATTTTCAGGATGCACCGGAAACTTCAGGAAAAATACGTCGTAAACGGAAATCGAGCCCTCGCCCTATGCTCCAAAATGTTCAACAACGCCGAACTCTGGAAGATGCGCCCTGACGGCTCCAACCCCTGCCGGTTTGTCGAACTGGACGAAGAAGAAGACAGGGAGCGATATCTTGAGGATTGGGAATGGAGCGCACTCGCAAACGCCCTGAACGAGTACGAAAAACTCCAACTCGGCAATATCGCAATTTGCTGGCTGATCAGACTGATAATATTCACTGGATGCCGACGCGGCGAAATCATGAATGCGGAGCTTTCCGCCATCGATCTGCAACGCGAGGTTCTGGTTCTATCTGATCACAAAACGGCAACCATGGGCCGACGTCGCAAAAAAAGACGCAAAGAAATCACCCTGAACAGTAACGCGATGGAAGTGATTAGCGACCGCCTGCGTCATTCAAACTCGAAAGACAACCCTTGGCTTATCCCCGGCAAGCCGGGCACAGACGAGAACGGAGAAATCATTCACCGGCACATGATCAATCCGAAAAAGGCTTGGGAAAAAATAAAAGATCTGGCTGGCATAAAAGATCTCAGGATTCACGATTTACGCCACGCATTCGCAACGGTCGGCATCGATGACGATATCGACATGACACTGATCCAGAAGCTACTCGGACACAGCAAGATTGAAACAACAATGCGTTATGCACACCGCAGGCACAGCGTACAGCGCAAAACACAGGACCGAATCGCAAAGGGAATTGTTGCCAGAATGAACAGCAAAAAAGCGTAACCCCCTGGACAACTTCTACACGGCAAGCCGTACCGTGAAATCCTTCTGCCCGCAGTCAACACAACGGAGCTTGCGGGTAAACGTCCAAAGCAGCGTTTCTGGGGGCGCGATTGCTACCAGATCCGCAGGGGTTTTAGAAACCCACCTATGACAGGAACGACAGTAAAAAATCACAGCGGAATAATCATGACGAACAAGCTCGGAGAACGGCACTCCGTCGGGCATATAATCGCCATCAGCCATAACAGACCTCTTTTCGATCCGCACCCATCACCCTGAACAATCCCTACCGCTAACAGATCCCCCGCGCAACAGACAAAAAAAAGGGGCGGAGCGATACAAGTTCGCCCCGCCCCCTCTCACTTCTTGAACGCCTTCAAAAGCGCCCGCGCCCCGGATACGATACCCGAAAGCCCTTCGCCCCCCTGCCCGTTCTCACGCTTTTTGTCAATCACACTGCGCAACGTCATGAAGCAAAGAATAATGATGGATGCAGGCCCGACAACCTCCTGATACATCCGCGAATAAAGCGAGATCTCCGAACCGAAGAAATCACCGCTCACCAACCGAAACTGGATCAACGTCCCGTCAGAATGAACAACCTGCAACCCGGCAAGCAAAGAATTTGTCACCGCCAAGGACAGATCGGCCATCATGGGGAACAGGATCGGCCAGACCATGACGCGGGTCATTAAACGCACGACCCACGGCCTTGTTGTCATGCGCATTTCGGCAATTTTTCCACGGCTCGCTTCAGGAACAGCCGAAAGAAGGTTCGCGTCAAACGCGCCTTGCTCCGCATTCAATCGATCTGTTTGCGCCTGATATTCCTCAATGCGCTTTTGCATCTGATCGATGAAAAGTGATCGCTGATCTTCAGGCATCTTCAGAACCGCATCTTCAAACGCTTCCGGCGTCTCAGGCGGCTTTTCACCTGTGATCTGCGCATAAAGATCCCGGCCCATGTCAAACAGGGCAGAAGCGCCGCTCATGGCGGCGATGATCCCGGTCAACATATCAACCCCCTATGCGATCATTGTCGGCGTATTCAATGAACAGATCTCCCCGATACGCAGCCTCAATCACCATCGGGTAAAGCTTCCGGTAAGCCGTTTCGGAGTTTTGAACCGACATGCGCCCCGGCGCGGTTTCCACCCCCGTTCCGGGCAAGTAACACCCCGCCGTATGCTTGTGCGTATTCCCGCAGTGAATGAGGATATCGGTAAAGCCCGGAACGTCGGCAACTTCCAGCATTCCGCGATGCATTTCCGGGAACCGATCCGCATAGCGATCATGAAAGCCGCCATACTGGCGAACCTTGATCTTGTAACGACCTGCCGGAATACGCGTCTCGCCGGGCACTTTCGGGCCGTCGCGATACTGATCTTCAAGACCAAAGCAAACAAAAACACCGTCAACCATTACCCGGCTGACGGTGCTATCCTGATCGCCCGTGAGGCGATCCACTGAGATAAGCATTTTTTACTCCTGCTTTTTGGGTCCGTATTTCTCAACCGCCTTCATAATCATGACCTGCAAACCGCGCGGCCCTATGTAACCAACGATGCCGACAAGGGCTTGCGTCATAAAAAGATCAAGCCCCTGATAGGATGCAATGCCCCCTGCGATAACCGCACAAAGCGCCGCCGTCGGAATTTCCCAAAACAGATCACGGCTCCAAAATCGCCGCCGCCCCTGCCGGGCTTCTCGCTGGTGATAGATCAGCCGCCCCAGCAATGCGGTCGGCAACAAGCCGATCACGCTAATGATGACTTGCTGCGCTTCCGGCGGTAGTTTCTCTAACAAGGCGGATCCCCCTTACCTTGAGTACAAAAAAGCGCCCATACGGGGCGCAAGCGTTAAACGGGGTTTGTTTTTCGCATCCTCACGTCAATTGACGTGAACCCTGCTATCCTCGACTACCGCAGTAATTTCCAATTGTTCCCCGCCGTTTCTCGGGACGCATGACAGAAAGCGGCAAAGCTTTCCCCAATTGCCATCCGGCCCGAAACTGAAATACGTCCTTTCTTCTTCTGTCCCGGTGTATGGATCGATTTCCAAAGGCTCAAGAACACGGACAAGATCCGGCTGATCACCCGGCTCGCAAAGGTACGGCCCGGTAAGAATACCGTTGCGCCCGCGAAGGCCAATAAAATGACTTACACCATCCTGCCACTCCAACGGTTCAGAAAGGCGAAGCAAGCCGCTTTCCTCAACCCATTCGATCACCTCCCCGCCCTGCCCCCACCGTGGCATGTCGTGCGTAACCATGATCAGATCTCCATAGGTCGGGATCATCCCGTCAAGTTCCGTGCGGAAATTGACGAAGATGCGGCGATAACGGTTTGCCGCCGCTTCATAGTCACCCTCACGCTTGGAGTGAGCCCGGACAACGGAGCCCAAAAGCTTCATCGTCCCCGGCTTGACGGCCTCGGAATCCTCAAGCTTGCACGTCACGCTGTCCGGCTTCCATGTGCGTTCGTTGAAAAACTCGACTTTGACCGCATCCGCCGTATCCTCGTTTGGCATCAGATACGATATCTCAAACGAATTTTTGACGATGTTTCGCGGCCCGTACATCGCAACCGGGATCGACTTCGGCGCGTCACGAACAAAGCGGACAATCCCGCCCTGTTGCACCGGAACCGCACGCCCGCAACGACAAACCGTTTTCAGCGCATCCCATATCGTCAGTTTGGAATCGATAACACCATCAAATTGATCTCCGCGCGCAGACCAATCCGCATCCAGATCAACAAGATCCGAAATCATAATTCGATTATCTGATAGCCCCGCACCCGCCGAACTCCGGCAGATATCAGCCAGCGCCCACGCTATCGCGCGACAAGGCTCCGGCTCGCTCCACGCCTGAAGGCCATCATCCCAAATCGGGATCTTTCTGGTTTGGATAACATTGACCATCCGTGACGAACGCTGGCTTAGATTGTTGGTCGCCCGCATCCGAACCAGCAGCAAGGAAACATTGTCAAAGCTTGTCGGTCCCTCGACAAATGCCTTCAACGCCCCCCAAACCAGTTCGTTTCCGGCCCGATCCGAAAGATCCTTTGCATTCGTCCGCCGTAACCGAACCTCATAGCGATCATGTGACGGCAGGTCGTAATTGTACGTTTTGCGGATTACCGAGTTTTTGGCATCCGTGAGCGTTTCAGATCCGAGCGTCACCCAATCACCAGAACCAACCGGCTGATCGTCTTCATCAATCTGACGGCACTCAACCACCCAAGAAACAGAACGTGAAGACAGCGTTCCGCTATCATTGGCATAATAAAGCCCGCGCGGGCAGGCAACATCGATGCCGACCTTATGCGCAAGCGTATCAACCGGGTTCAGAACGAACGGGCCAACATACCCGTCGCCCTCCTGTTCGTTTGTGCCCTTCAATTCCTGCGATGCAACTTCGGTACGCGTAATAACGTTGACGTCAAAAAGCGACACCGCCTGACCGGGCTCGACAATTTCGTAAGTCACTTCCTCGAAATTATCGATACTGGTTTCGCCGATCTGAATGCGCTCCACGTCATACAGGCCCAACCCCAAACTCATAGGCTGGTTCAGATATTGCTCATTATCGATATACTCAGACCAAGGCTCATTGACGATCAGATCAGGAAAGACCTTATGCCGCCCATATTGGGACGGTATGACCTGCCCCAGACGCGCGCTATTAGCCTGCGCCTGAATGCTATAGGTCGGGCTGGCAGACCCAAAACCGCTATCATTCCCTGAAAATGAAGCCGCCGCAGGCTTTGGAACGGGAACCAGTGCGTTAACAAGCGCGCCACCAACCACGGACACCGCCGCCCCGGCAACAGCCCCCCACGTCGCACCATACGCGGCACCAACAACACCCCCGGTATAGATCGACGCAACCAGAACAACGATATTCATCACAATGCGAAGCGGGTTTTTTCCACCCCCGCCACCCCCGCCGCCATGAGGCAAGGCAACAAACGTGCATACGTCGCCGGATCCGATAACGGTCCGCCCCCATTCTGCCCTCAGCAGCGCCTCGCCATTAAACAGGCAAAAAGTCGGCTGCGAAAATTCCTCAATCCCCTGCGAAGCCATCCATTCCCGTATCGTGCAAGCCTGCGAGACAGGCTCGACCAGACGGTTGCGATCAGGGTTGAAAGCATTCGCAACATGAATGACAACGCCCGGAACCCGGATCTCTTGCAGCCCATTCATTTTTGATCTCCGACAAACTTATAGAACCCTTCGATCTGCCAGCCAGACAAACGAAGAAGGGTGTGGTCCTGAAAAACCACACCCTTTGATTCCTCACAGTGCAAAACCCCGCCGCGATCCGCTTCCAGCCATATCCCGACGTGGACCGGATGCCGCGACTGGCACAAAAGAACACAGTCGCCCTCTTCCGGTTTTTCCACCCTTTGCCATCGCTCCCGCTCGGAATGATCCCGGAACGCCTTCGCTACCCCCAGGATTTTCTCGGGGTTCGGAACCTCGGGTAAATCCCTATCGAAGCGCTGCTTTTGCACATGCCGCACAAACGACCAGCAATGAAACGCGTTTGGCCCCGCGCCCTGCGGATGATACGGCAGGCCGATATACTGTGACGCCCAATGCATCTGATTACCTTTTGGAGAAGCGTTTAACGGGCTAGGCCGGGGAACGTTTCAACGTTGTACGTCTCCCCCGGATAGGATCTGTTGCCGATATCCATCACATGCGCCCGGCCCGTCACACGCATCGTATTCCCCTTCACATTTGACAGGATCATGGTCAAAGGCGGATCCATCTGCGGATAGGCAACGTTGTTTGAGTGATAGGGGCGATAGGTGACCTCCGTTTGATACTGACTTTGCGACGCCAGTTCCAAGGCATCGGAAATTTCCCGACTGACATTATCCATGGTTAATGTCGTTTCCGGCAACGGAACCGAATCAACTTTCGGCAGGACAACATCAAACGCCAGTGCAATGAACGGAACATACTCCCCGGCATTGGCCGGGGCAGTATCTTCCAGTCGCGCCACAAGCCCCACCATTTCGCGATCTTCCGGGTCCATCGCATCAAGAACAGGCTGAACATTCGGACCATCAAGACGAACCCACGTCGCAAGATCTTCAAAGTTCCTGACGACCCGGATCGGTGTTACAAACGACGGATGCCTGATTTCCAATGTATCCAGAATAACGATATTGGATGGCGCGACCGCCCACGCCTCAAGCATGGCTTCGGTTACTTGTGCATTAGGCATTACGCAACTTCCCCAATCGACTTCATTAGATTCTCACAATCAGCCCATCGCGCATGGCCGGACCATGACGCCATGAATTTTCTTGCCTGTTCGGATTCACCGCTTTGCCGGTACTGTCGCAGTTTCCTTTTGGCCCGAACCACTGATTCCCTACGCAGCAATTTATGCGTCGGCCATATTCGATAGCCGACAAAGTTAACGCCCCGGCTTGCGCGCTGGACGCTCCATTTTGAAAATGAAAGCCCCATCTGATCCTTCGCAAAATGCTGCATATACAACCGCAACAGATCCATCGCCTCACGGCTGTAACCGAGGACCACGATGTCATCCATATACCTGAAGAACCGCTTTACGCCGATTTCGTGAACCATCCATCTGTCAATGATGTGACCGTAAAGATTCGCTGCTATTTGGCTGGTTAGATTGCCGATTGGTATCCCGATACCCTGTTGAGGAATGTATTCTTCAATCAGCCTAAGCGTGCGCTCGCATGCTACCTTCCGTCGGATTTCACGATGAAGAACGCCCCTGTCTATGTTGTGAAAATATTTGCTGAAATCGGTTTTAAGAACCCATATATCCCGGTGAACTTTCGACATCCTGCGAAGCTCCGCCTGCACCGCTATTGCGGCGGCATGGGTTCCTTTTCCGGTCCTGCAAGCAAAACTCTGCGGCAGGAATACCTTTTCGAAAATAGGTTCGATGACATTGCACAAGGCATGTTGCGCAACCCGATCAACAAAGGGAAGCGCAACAATTTCACGTTTCTTTGGTTCGAAAACCTCAAAGACATCAGGTTCGCCGGGATGGTATTCACCTGATTGTATTGAATTCCGCAAATTAGCAATATTCGAGGCCAAATGCTGCCGGAACAAAAGGTGTTGCCTGGTGTGTTTCTTGCCTTTTGCTGCCTGCCTGTATGCGCAATATAGATTTTCTGTTTCCACAATTCTTGGAAACAGGTTTTTGTGCTTCTTTCCCATTTTGCCCGATAAATGCCAGCGCGACTTTCGCCGAAGCTACTCGCCGCTATCTGGACCTTGTAATGTATTCGCCAAAGCAGGCTTGCCGAGCTGACCACCAGAGTGTGGCCTGACCGGGACGCCGTAGCAGCCCGATCCAGTCATGATTGATCGTCACCGGCGGCACGAACCGAAATATTCCAGTTCGAGTTGGACAGCGCATTGTTGAAGTTCGCGCAGCGCGACCCGGAATTCGAGCCATTGTCACGGTTGCCGCTTTTGCCTCGGCCTGCCCTTTTGCGTTTTGGATATCCACGCACCCAGCATCTGCCCTGTCTCGGCAAGGTGTATTTCAGCGACCTCGTGCTGATGCCTTGACAGGAGCTTCCGATTCTGGTCGGCGGCAAAACGCAAAAACTCTCTCAATACCGCCAGACCAGCATCGGCGGCGTAAAGCCGGGATGGCTGATCTGACTTGGCGGCAAGATGAAACAATGCCACCTGCTCAAACATAGTTCCCAAAAACGTTTCCCGAAAAACCCGGTGCTTTCCTGACCAATTCACGACCATCGGGTAAACATAGTTGACGAAGCCCATGTATCTTTCTGTTATGGCAAGACCGCGCGTCGAAACACGGTCGCCACATAAATCTATGCCATCTCCCTTCATGTCTCGTCTGCGCTACCGCGCAGCCTGCCCAAGGTTCAGGTGGTCACCGGCGGCACGAACCGAAATCCGCCAGTTCGAGTCGGACAGCGCATTGTCGAAGTGCGCGCAGCGCGACCCGGAATTCGAGCCATAGTCACGGCTGCCGCTCAGAAGGATTTCACCTGTACCGGCATAGATGCTACCACGCCCTACGCCGGACCAACCGGAACCGCCGACGCTGTGGATCGGCCCACCAATCGTGTATTGATGTCCAGTTGCCTGTTCAATCCCGATCCGGCTTGTATATCCCGCCTGCCGCGCTGTCGCGGTTATGGTTGACGATGCACCTCCAAGGCTTTGGCCCTCGGTTACGCCGAAGGCGAAGGACATGAACTCCTCATATCGCGGCAGACGTAAACCGAAAGCAGTTACCAGTTCATTTGCTTCAAATGTTGCAAGCCGCGAATATTTCAACACACCATCCCCACCCCACGCGGACGGGATGTAGGGCAAAACAGTTCCGCTGCCGACATTGGTGTTGTAGGCGGACGGTCCATTATTATCCGGGTCATCCGACATAAAATAGATCGCGGCCCACATCTTCATGATCGGATCAAATGCCATACCACGCTGTTCGCCAGCGCACTTAAACACGTCATCCCAAATCGAGAATTCGTTGATGCCTTTGATCTTGTCTACATCGCCTTGTGTCCAGCCGAACGAGCCACCAGCAGACGTAACGCCAGATGTGCTGAAACCTCCACCAGCAACGGTTTCCGTCGGTCCAACAAGGCCGTAATGATAACCGCCGACTTTTACCGCACCAGCTTGCGGCGAAGTCAGATCACCAGTCGTTGCCGGGCTACCGAAGCTATCCGCTACAGCTTCCAACGTGCCATCCGTTTTCAGCCAGATCGAATAATCTGTGCCAGCCGAATGTGTTGGCATGGTTACGGCAGTGTCTGTGGCCCAATAATGAGCCGTGCCACCAGCCGAAATGCGCGTTCCGGCCTTGATAGAAATCGTCTGCGCTCCGGTTTTCTTGAAAGCCGGGGTGAAGATGTCAGATTTTTGGAAGACGCTGTAATTTGCAAAGATGCCAGTGAGGTTGACTGCATTCAGGGCAGGCAGGCCAGCGTTGCCGCCAACGTCGATAAGCTGAGGAATATTACCGACAGATGTTCCAACGTTCTGCGCAGCAGCAGTTCCTAAGTCATCAAGCGTAAGTGTGGTTGTTACCCAAACCGCCGCTCCGGCAGTGCTGTCGATGCATTTATATACTTCCCCTGTCGAAACGTTCAGCCAGTTTGAACCAGGCATATAACCGGCATCGGCGTCATCGTTTGCGCCCGGATCGACTGCTGCATCGTATTTGTTGAGCGGAATAATCGCCGCCGATGCCGCTGCCTTCTGAGCCCAGTGAAACGAGGAGTACCCCGTCCGGCCATCCTGATCAGTATACTCGCTATCTTCCGCCCGGTTAGCCCAGTTGAATGATTCTGCGTTATTTAACTGACCCGCCGCAATCACTGCGTTAGCTGCGTATTGCGTCTCCATATCCGCAATGGCTTTTGCCAGCGATTTGACCGGGCCGTTCTCCGTTGTCACGACCGTTGTGAAATCGCCATGAACGATCTCATGCATGATCGCCTTATCTGCCCCGATCAGCGCAACGGAACTTTCAAGATCTTCCTGCAAGGTAGCCATTATTTAACTCCAACCGCTAGGTCCTGGCATCGATACCGAAACCAGTGAATTGAATTTTTTGATTGCTGAAATCAGCGCGGGAACGTCCTCAACAAGCGCCACTTCAAGCGCCTCGGAACTCAGAACCGGGCGCTCTCGAATTTCGAGGTTCGAGGTGACAATCCAGATATTTCCAACCCCGCGGGCAGGAGCCGCACGATAGGGTTTCTTTCCCTCACCAAGAAAACGGGCTTGGTGTTCAGTCAAACCAAGCCCGCCCAGAAGCGTAATGTTGAACCATGCCGCCCCAACCTTTGCCCGGTTCACGAACCAAGATTCGAAAAGGGCAAACTGCCACTCATTGAAACGCCAACGAACAGTGATCGAAGTTGGTGTTTGCGTATATCGCCGCCGCTGACGAGCCGGGCCGGATTCCATTTCCGTTCTAAGAACCGCATCCATGGGCTCGATACCAAAACCCTGATACGTCGGTTTCGGCAGCTTTTCAGGCCAATTTTCAACCGTCATTTACCGCCTCGCCCCGGCAGCCGGATTAAGCAGGTAACGGCCTTCGAGAACACCGGCCATCCCTTCACCACGCGCCACGTTCTGCCCCATACGGCTTTCGATTTCCTCGACAAGAACATCGATCTCGAACCCGCCATTTCGGCCCTCACGAACGCTTGCATCCGCCGTTGCGACCCTTCCTGCATTGTTGTTGACGTTAATCACCACCTCGCCCTTGCCCCGTTGCGACATATTGGCAAGTGACGAAATGGTTTTTGCGGTGTTCTCTTGCTGCGCTTCGGTCAATACCCGCTCGCGATCCAACGCAATGATTGGGCGTTCTCCCGATTTCAAACCAACGAAACCGCCTGAATGATATCGTTCCGCATCACTGAAAAGAGAAAGGGGGACGTTTCGCGCCCCCCTTCCGTCTCCGACGATTCCGCCAGTATGAAACGACCCGACCCCATAGCTTCCAACCGCCCGGCCCCCGTTGTAATGCGCAGCAGAACTATCAAAGGCCGACGCACTGAACAGACTGTTAAACCAACCGCCAATCGCCTGCGCAGCCGGTCCCGATATCTGTTGCTGAATGACAATCCGGGCAATGTCATTGACTACCGACGTTGCAAAATCGGTGAAGCTATCCTTCGCTGTCTTGGTTCCGTTGGTGAAAGCGAGAAGATTGCTTGTCATCGAATTCATGCCACTGGTAACGGCCTGCTCTGTTGCCGCCGCCGCATTGGTCGCATTGTCGGTATAGTCAAGGAATGCCCGCTTTGCGCCGTCCGCCCATTCCCGAGACGCATCAAGCTTGCGCCGTTCCGCTGTCTCGTAATTTCGCGCCGCTTCTTCACGCGCCCGGTTTGCCGTTTCCTGCGTGATCAGATCCTGATCGACAAGTCGATTGATTTCCTCAAGTGCTGCCGTCCGCTTTTCTTCGGCGGTCATCAGGCTTTTGGTCATCTGTTCAGCATTGCGCTTTGCTTCCGCATTTTTGTTCTGCGCAATCTCGGCCTGATAAAGCTTCTGAGTAAGCTCCGCGAGTGTCGCCGCCTCGGCGTGATTGGCATCAATCCCCGCCCGCTGCAATTCAACGAACAACTTCCGGCTCAAGGCCGTTCGGTTGACCTGATCAAGTTGAAAGCGAAGCGCTTCCGTTACCTTTTCAATCTTTTCTGCTTCGGCCTTGCTATCCCCTGTTTCACCCAAAACCCTCGCCGGTGCTGAATTGCTGGTATTTCGACTTTCGATTTGAGCGGCGATCTCATCACGCTGCATCGCGATCGCGTCGGCGCTTGACCGGATCTCGGCCATACGTGCATCAAGGTCCGAAAGGTAACGCGTCAGATTATCGACACGAGCCTGATCACCAGCCTCCCGCGCCCGCGACATCAACCCTTCGATTTGCTCACGACGCACAAGCAAAGCATCAAGCTGCGGCTCGATACGCGCCATTTCTTCATCGAATGCCGCGTTAGCATCCGTTAAACGGCCCTCTAGCCCTCGCGTAGACATGCTGTCTAGGTCGCGGAAGCTATCGACCGCAGACGACACAAAGCGCGCCACATCGGCAAATGCTTCAGCTACACCAAGGGCCACCGGCGCAAGATCAACAAGAGCCTGATTAAGCTGAAGATCAATCAGGCGCTGCAACTGGTTCATCCGGTCGCGCGTTTCATCCGCCCGCTCGATAAGGTTCGCGTCAATGACATATCCGGCATCACGTGCCTGATCCATCAAACGGCGAATTGCCTCTTCGCCCGCCGTGATCATTCGAACAAATTGCTCGCCGCCAGTTCCACCAAAGATCTCGTCGGCTACCCGCAGACGCGCCGCCTCACTTTCGAGATTTTTCGCCTTGGCAACAACATCAAGAAACAATTCGCCGGTATCACCAAGCTTGCCCTGCAATTCCTCTTGCGTGAAACCGAGCCGACGAAATGCTTCTTCTGCCGGCCCTTTACCTGTCTTGATCCATTCATCTGCCCGAAGGTTCAATTCCTTCAGGCCATCCGTCAATGCCTCCTGCGAAACCGAATAATCTTCAGCCGCGTAGCGAAGCGCCTGAAACGTCTCAACAGCCGTACCCGCTTGCTGCGCTTCATCCTTTATCGCCGCAAGCTGGTTTGCAGCATTGACCGACGCGCGAACGAGGCCGGTAACTGCCGTAACCGCCGCAGCAACACCAGCCGCCGCGACAAGCCCCGCAGGCCCAATCGCACCCAACCCGGCACCAACGAGCCCTATCCGGCCCGCACTGGCTTGCATCGACCCTTGCAATTCACGCGAAACGGCATTAACGGCCAACAGGCCCTTTGATGCCGGGGCACTCTGTTTTTCAATTTTGGCAAGCGCCGCCTGTCCGTCATTGCCAAGCTGCATCAGGGCACGGCGTACCGTTTCGCCATCCTTCAGGGACAGCCGAATACTAAGATCCTTCATCGACACCGGATTGATCCTTTGCTTTCAAGATAGCCGTTACCAGCCCCGCCTCGCCGTGCGGCAACAGTTCAGCAAGCGTCACTGCGTCATAGCCGAGTGACGAAGCGAACGACAGCGCCACCCCCAGATCAATTCCAAGGACGTCGCCCATCCCCCCTAACCGAAGCTGACCAGAACATTTTTTTAGAACATCCCACGCCTCAAGCCCGTTCTCTGTCCGGGGACGGTCTTCGATATAAGGGCAGCATTTGCCGTCTATTCCGGGCTGTCCTTTTGAGCATGGAAGCCCGTCGTCTCGGCACCCTGCGCAATATTTTGGCCCTCCTCCGAAATGCCATTCGGCGAGAGCCCGGATGCGTTTCCCTCCGAAAGCAACCCGGCATGTATTTTCGTGTATTCGGAAAGGAATGCTTCGGCCATGTCGTGAATCAACATCAGATCCGAAACGGTTTGCCCTGTCACTTCCGCAGGGTTTCCGGCGTTATCAGCAACACCTTCCCATTTCATGATCGCGCGAACTGCAAGCGCTTTGGTGAAAAGAAACTGCGAAAGCCCTGAAACCGCATCCGCATCCGAAATATCCGGCAACCCCTCGACAGTGCCGCCGACCATCGAAATCTCTGCATGCTCCTTAACCAGTTCTCCAGCAAGCCGGTATCCCGACGTTCGCGCAGCCTCATAAACCGGCGTCGTCAAAGGACGAACAAATACCCGGACCCCATGCGGCAAATTCAGCCAGTAAGGTTCCTTCGGAAGCGAAAGCCTGATCATTTTATTCTATCCTGATAATATTCACCCGAAGCCAGAACCGGGCGCGAACGCCCGGCTCACGACAAATCAGTAGGTTTCCACGTCGTTCTTGAGTGTCACACGCAACGTATAGCCTTCAGCCAGATCGAAAGCCGCTTGCCAGTCATAACTTGCCGTGATCCCCCCCGGCCCGGAGACGGAAGGTTTTTTCTTCGGAAGGAAGACACGCGGCATATCCCACTTGAGAAGGAAACCTTCAGCACCCGGCATCGTGTGTGAGTAAGAAAGCGAAACCGGAGTTTCCGCGTTGATAGGATCGGTCAAGGTTGAGTCGATACCAAACCGGACATCAATCGTCCCGGTCGGCTTTGCTTCCGCCTCATCCGCGCCATCAATCAAACCGTCGTTACGAATGGTTTCAATCGGATCAAGGTTGTTCGAGAACGAGAAGCTGCCACCCGTCACGTTACCCAACTGGGTATTTCCAACCTTGATTGAACCGCTGGTTTGATTGAACCGCCGAAGCTGGAAAGCTTCTGGCGCAGCATCAACCGGCTCGGCCTGAAGACTTTCACCTTGAGCGATCAGGCCAATTGTCGCATTCAGCGCGCCACTGCGTGACATATTGTAAGCAAGGGTATTTGCCTTCACGCCCTTATGCTGAAAATGCTTTGGCGTTGTCAGTTTCACATGACCGATATCGATAAAGGCGCTCGGCAGATCCTTGCCCGCCTCAAAAACATGGGTAAAGGTTCCATCAAGATTATCGGTTGTGACCGGCTCACCAAAAACCAGCTTCAGCCAATAGCCAAAACCGCGAAGATCGACAGGAACGACAATATCGCCATCATCGGTTGCCGCCTCATAGAAAGGATCTTGCGCGTTTCGCCCCTGTCCCAAAAGCGGATCTTCACCAAGCGGGCGCTCTTCACCAAGCGTTGAACTTGCGAAAAGCATCTTATTGAAAACGCCGCCCCCCGACGCGTCCGGGGGTGTTCCATAACCCGTCTCGAACGCCATCAAAAGACTTACATCCGAGCCCGTGCTGCGTGTTTTTGTAGCCATAACCTAACTCCCTTGGAAGACCGCTATCCGAGCGGCGTAGAACTGACATATTCAAGAATAACCGGGACAAAGAACGCCTTGACGGACGCCGCTCCTTCAATCCCTTCAACGTCGTTTTCCGGCGTTCCTGGGCTGACCATTTCAACCGCCCCGCCCAACGTCGGATCAGCATCCAGACATTCACCAATAGCCTGAAGCAACGCATCGGCTTCCTGATCACGCCCGGCACTGTCCGCGCCCGTGAACTGAACAACTAGCTCGGCTGTGTGGCTGTAAGCATACTGAAGCGGCGAAAGGTAAACTTCCGGCTCCCCCGGATCCCCATCCCGAAGAACAAGCAAACCGCCCGTTGGAATTTTCGTTGCTTCCGGCTGGTTGCGAACAACCTTCGCATCCGAAAGATCCGGCCAGTTCTGCAAAGCAGCCAACAGCGAAGCAAGCGCTGTCTCGCGCACACTAGGCACCATCTGAAACCCTCCAATTTTTCAGGATCAACTCAGGCAACCGCGCCTCCCATTTACGAGAAAGGCTTGAGATATTCGTGCGCTTGTTAATCCGCGTTTGCGGGACCAGAACAAACATCGGCACGGCCCCGGCCTCCAAAATCTTTTTGGTTCGCCCGACCCGCCCGGACCCCAAAAGCTGATCATTCACATACGCCCGATCTCGGACCCGCCCGCCAACAACGGCTTGCGCCCGGCCGACTTTTGCAAACAACAAAAGCGACCCGTCTTTTGATTTCTGAACGAAAGTCCCCTGAAGATCTCCCGGCTGATACAGCACCTTGCCGTTAACCTTTCCGCCCTTCCGGTTGAAACTGGTCGGAATTAACAAGTACCGCGAACCCGTTGATCGTATGGTTGCGCCATGCTCAAACGCCCAAAGCGCCCCGCGTGTGCGCTCCCCGCCCCTCGGGTAAATAAATGCTGTCGATTCCCATGGCCCGCGCCGCCCACCATAGACACGAACGCGCCAGACCTTCGCGAGCTTCCCCAAGCCCGCCCCCCGCGCATCTGCAACGATACCATCACGCAAACCCCGACCGCCTTCACGCAGACCGGCCCGGATTGCCCGCCCGGCCTGACGCCATTCATCGGCAACAAATTTGCGCAAATCTCCCTTGATGGCTGCGCTCATCCGCATAGCTCACCCCGAAAATCAAAAATGTCATGAGAACTGCCCGCGCACGAACGGCACGACAGATTAAAAAATTAAGCGCTCAGTCCCCACTTATGGGGTTGTAAGGAAAGGCCATGCCTCGACTACACTCCGGCATGGCTAACTGGATTGGCACAACTTCATAACCTCCAAACGCCACCAGTTCCCTCGCGAGGGATGGCGGGTGTCATTGACATAGAGGCGTTGCGCTATCAACGCTTTGAAAGGCACGTTCCCGCGTGCCGCCCGCCAACTTCGGCGAACAACGAACGGTAGTTCAAAATTCTAAACAATATCAACAACTAACAAGGACAGGCACCGAACTACGCTAAAGGTTCGGCACCTGTACCTTTAGACAACTCAAAGCTTCAAAAGTGTAGCTTTATTCCATCGTCTCAATTTGCCAGATCTTCCTTGTCCCATCCCGTCGGGGCACCCCTTTGACGGTATAAATCTTTCCGTCAACCTCAAGGGTATCGTCCGCCTTCGGAGACTGAACGTCTTTGACCTGCGCTATAAAACCGCTGGTTCCAGACGTGATCTGGACATCGAAAACAGACGATGTACGATCAGGCAAGTAAGGCAGAACCGGCAAGGTGTAACCCTCACCAGATCCACCAGATCGATAGATCGCCAAAGACGCTAATCCATCTTCGGCATCGAAGAACGAGGCGAGATCTTCAGCGTCTTCGAGCATGGCTTATTCGCCTTGCTTTGGTTCTGCCGGAGCAGACTTCGCCGACTTCGCGTCAACTGCCTCGGCCTTACCCATTGCAATAAGTTCCTTTGCAACGCCCGCATCGACTGATTTCACAATCGAACCAACTTTCGCAAATTCACCGGCGATAAACACGTTCCGTTTGATTTTGATGTTAGCCATCACAAAACCCTCTCATTTTCCGTTAAACGCGAAAGGACCGCCGAAGCGGTCCTTTTCGCAGAAGAAGCCCTTGACGAAATCAGGACGTCAAGACGTCAAGCATCGCGGCAAAGCTTTCGGCATGACGAACAGCAACATCGACATCCTGAAACGCGCGAACAATCGTGCTGCCGCTATCGCCGCTCGAATAGGGATCAACCTGAATATCAAGAATACCCCATTCGCCAATCAGCAGATCCGACCAGTTCCCGAAGACGATAGCGGAGCAGACGCTATCGGCGCTTCCCTTTGTCAGATCACCCGGAACCTGATTGGATGCCGCCGCCCGATAACCGTTCAGCATGCCCGTTCCCGGCTCCTGTCCGTCTTTCCAGATAAACTGGCCAGTACCAGCTTCAACTGGCGTCGCCTTCAGCTTTCCGCGAACCTTGGAGTTTGTGAGATATGCAAGCGAACCGATATCGGCATTGTCCGTCGAAACTTCGGTTTCCAGATCAATGATGTTCTGCCAAGTCGGCGCAGCACCATTCGCCCCACCGGCAACGGCACCAATTCCGACTTGGTTGATCACGCCGCGAGGCTGGTTAGAACCACCCGTGCCAGAAACCGCAGCTTTATCGATTGCAAGCGCAAGGCACTTGTTCAGATCGTCACGAACGATACCTTCAACAGCCGGACTTGATTGAAGCATCAACGACCGGGTGAACTTGGTTTTCGCTGCAACGGTTTTAGGCGAAAGTTCTACATCGCCCGTCCCCGGCGTGGACCCTGTAACGTCTTCATCCTCACCGAGCCAATACGCCGTAGCACCGCCCAGAAGTTTCGGGATCTTGAGATCACCGACAAGCCCAGGAATTAGCTGCGCACCAAGCGAAGTCACCATCATACGATTGCGGAGCAAATCGATAAACGAACCGGCAAGGTGATCCGTGCCGACCAGCGAACCGCCCTGCGCGGAATTGCCAACCGTCAAATCACGGCTCAGAACGTCATAAGGAACAAAGAAGCCGCGCGCCTCGCGACCGAGCTTCTTTGCAATGGCTTCGGACGCTTCCCGTTCCAGCCCCGCATTGCGCCAATCACTGCGCGCCGCCGCATTGATAGCACGAAGCAGGCTATAATTGCTGCGCTCGCTATCAGACAAACCCAAATCCGTTTCAGGCGTCTGAACCGTTTTAAGCTTGGCTTCCTGATTTTTCAGAACCGCCTCGCGGAACTGATCAACCGTAGCACCTTCGGCGATTGCTGCCTGCGCCTCTTGCACCATTCCGAAACGCAGGCCAAGGCCGATGATCTCGGAAGCACCGGAACGCGCGTCTTTAAGTGCCGCTTCACGAACTGCGGCTTCATCGACCGAACGCGGCGCAGCCGGGGCGGTCGGGTTTTCAGTAATCGGATTCGGCATGGTTTTCTCCTTGATGCCAAAAATTGGAACTTCCCGCGCATCGTCTTCGGCCTCACGACCAACTCCGACCGTCATATCTGCCGGTATGGAAACGATGCTGATCTCAAGCGGCTTCCAAGAAACGACGCGATAAGTCGCCTTATCGTCCTTCTCTTCGACAAGCCGAAGCTCGTTGATTTCGTAGCCAACTGATACGTTGGTTCGAATATCATCAAGCACGTCACGAAAGACCTCTTCAGCGCGCGCACTTTTCCCAAAGCGCACAACCGCCCGCCCCTTGCGGTCGGTTCCGATGAATGCCTTTTCGATTACCCCCGTTTGATCACGGCGGTCATGGTCAACCAAAAGCGGTGCATTGCCGGTTTCCAACCACGACAAATCCACTTCGCCTTTTTCATGACCAAGGATTTCAATCCCCCACCAACGTTCGTAGGGCTCTTCGGAAGAGAACGCCAATTCAACCTGACGCGTCTCTTCCGAATCCTCCATACGAACAAGGCGGGCAGATCGGTGTTGTTTCCCGATCTTCAACCGACCGGCTTCACTTATCGCCTGCGGCATCTTCTTCCTCCTTTTCCTCAGATATAACGGAGCCCTTTGATGCCCCAAGCGTAACGCCGAGATCCTTTGCTAACTGCTCTTCGGCGGCCAACTCTTCATAGACCTCCCGCAAATCCCGACCCTGTTCAGCCGCAAGCCGTGTGCGGCTTTGAACACCCAGAGAAATATCACGTTCCGCTGTCTTGGAATCCTTGTCGGGATCAACCCACTTCCACCGACGAGGAAACCACTGCGGCGACATAAGCTTGTCAATTTTGGAAAATGGTAACGGGACCGCTTTCTTCAGCATCGCCTGTTCTAGCCAAGCGCTGAATACCGGCAGCACCAACCCCTGAATAATGAATTGCTGCAATACCATCCATTCATCGCGCTCGTCCTGAAGCCCCGCCCTGATCGACGAAAAATTGACGCCTTCAAGGTCATTTGCGAGGCCGTTGTAAGAAACCCCCAAACCGGCAGCGGCCCCACGCAGAACACTTTTCATGAAGAACGGCATTTCTCCATTCGGGTATGACGGATCGAACTCCTTGAACTCGAAGCCTTCAGGCAAAATCTCGATAGAACCCGGCTCGGCCTTATCGATAAAATCGCCTTTTTCGTCCGTTTCATCCGGCGTGTAACTGCCTGCCCCTTCGCGTTGCTGGAAAAATCCCATCTTCGCAGCACCCGCCCGCGCCGCAACCAGTGCCGCTTCTTCATACCCCCCAAGCATTCCGAGACGACGAATGGCCGAATGCGCCCAAGGCAGGCCCCGCGTTTGCTCAAAATCTTCAGGCACGTAAAGATGTTCGATTTCGGAAATCGGTATGCGTTGGTGGCGCGCATATTGCCGATCAGACGCCTTAACCTTCAAATGAAGGGCAACGGGCCGCTTCCACTGATCCCGCTCAACCCCCATCCGTATATCGCCGCCACCCGGCAACTCAGTATTCAGGGTTTCGTCAAGGTGATCGGCGCTGAACAACTGCACCGCAAATCCGAACTTGTTGGGAAATCCCCGAACCTTGCGAACGATAACCTCGCCATCGCGCGCGATCAGGGTTGCGACCATCCATTGAACTTGAAGCCAAGAGTATTGACCGCACACCGTACAGGTTCCGCGCTGGCCCCAATCCGCCCACTTCTGCTCTATCAGGTCGTTGGCTTCTTTATCGAGCTTGCCGTTATCGTCCTTTGCGCGGTTCTGAAGGACAATCCCCGAAGGCCCGATAACGTTCCGACGAACCATCCGCAAGAATGATTTCATGTAGTCGTTATTCATTGCAAGCCGACGGGAATTTGAACGCAACGCGACCAGATCCCGACGAAGATAAACATCCATTGGCCCGACAGCGCCAACCCAATCAGAAAAGAGCCGACCAGTTTGCGCCCCCGAAAAACTTCGCGTTGTCGTATCGGGCTTGCCATAACGAAGCGCCCACGCAGCATCAATCACGCGCTGCACCGAACGGGTGAACAAGTTAGGCATAAAAGCCTCCTTAGAATTTTACTAAGACCCGCCGCCCCGTTGCGCGCCCTTTGCTGGCTCGCTCTCGGGCCAGCTCGCGATCAACCTCACGGCGGTATTGATCACGCAAAGTCAGAAGATCGGAGATCGGCGTTCGCTTCAGGCTCCGCCCTTCAATCGAATACTCTTCCTGATCTTTGGTTGCCCGCCGCTCAATTACGGCTTCAATGGCTTCCAGCACGCGCCTTGCGTGTGATCGGGTATCAAGCGTTTCAGCGCTCCCAAAATTTGGCAGCACTTCGACCGTTCCGGTTTGTAAGCGAAACCGTAACGCAGTCCCCTTTTTGACTGAGGCTTCCCACTGGTAAACCCCGGCCTCACTGGATGATGTATCTTCCGAAGATCGCATAACCTTGAATTCGTCGCCTTCTGCAATCGCATCAAAAACGATCTTCTGCGACGCATTCAACAACACGAACGACAGCACCCAACCCTCAGAAGCCGGGTAATCCGAGAGGCCATCAATCGACCATTGCCAGGTATCACCGGCAACAATCTGTTCGGGCATAAAAGACCGGTTCACAGCCATAGGTATCAACTCCACGAATTAACGAACCCGCCAGACTTCCGGCGCGGTTTACGCTTTGCCGATTTCGGCTTTTCTTGTGGTTTCGCACCCTCGGAAGACGAACCGGGCTCCCCATTCATAACCGACAGGAGATCCCCTTGCTTTGGTTCTGCCGGAGCACATCTAACCGCTTGCCACTTCGACCAGTCGCTTTCGGTCATGATCCCGACGCCCTTATGCACTGCCAAGGCTGCGTTATAGATCGAACAATCGTGATAATGGTTCGGCGCGGTAGCGACCCATTCTTTCAAGACACGCCCCTTGACTTCACGTTCCTTGATACGTTCAGCCGTAAGCTGTTTGAAATACCGTTCGTCATGTAACGCTTCGGTGAAATGCATAAAACCGGGCGGGTCAAGTTCCGCGCCGTCCCGCATTCCATCCTTGCGAAGATTTGCGTACATCTCCGCTTTAAGGCTCCAAGTGCCGATATGCCAAAGCTCAACCCCGCGCCGTAACCGTTTGCCGCGAACATTAATATCAACTTTGGTCGGCGTAGAGGAAATTGCAGCCTTGTGCCAACCGGCATCCCCTTTTAAAGCCATCGCTTTCGGACGCGACCGGCACCACTGATAAACAGTGTTCGAATTGAAACCGGAATCGACCCCGAAGGCATCTACCTGCCAATGGTTGCCGTAAGCATCGGGATAGCGCCGGTCATAGACTTCATCCAGCTTGCCCCAAACAGCATTAGATGGATCCGCCGTGTCACCCTGAAGAAAGCCGATATCTATCGACCATGATTGTTTGTCACGCCCCCAAGCTTTGACTTCATAGTAAATCCCGTCCGCTTGAACATCCGCCGCCCCGGTTATGATTATGCCACCGGGCGGAATTGATCGAGCCGGATAGGTTTCACGCCGAACATATAGACGATCCCACTCCGGCGCATCCCCGCGCTCTTCCCATACTTCACCAAGCCAAAGGTTTGTGAACGCCTTCAACGTCCGGGGATCATCCTTCGCCGTTAAGAAGGCTTCGGCGATTTTATCCCATGTCGTGATGTTCGAAGACAGCGCGTCTATGTGAAAGCTTGGGTGACGTCCCGGCTCAGGTTTCGTCGCAACGAACTCGCCTGCCGCAAGCATTTCCTTTTTCTGGTAATGCTCAATCGCCGATCCGCAATGCTCGCAAACATAGTGCGCGTTATACGGCCAAGTCGTATTGAACTTCAGACCGTAATCAATATCCTTGTTTCCAAAGATCAGCCTTTGCTTTTCGCCGCAATGAGGGCAGGGACAAAAGAGATATCGCTGATCTCCATCCTCAAACGCTTTGTCAATTCTGGAAACCCCCTTGATCGTCGGGGTGCTTGCCTCGAATTTCTTGTAATCGCCCGTCGCATGGAATGCGATCTGACGGGCATTCGCCATTTCCATCGGGTCGCCCTGCCCGTCAAGGTCAAGCGGCCATTGATCGATTTCATCGCAAAACAGGTACTTTACGGTTTTTGACCGCAGATCCGACGCACTGTTAGCCCCGGTCAAGGTCAACGACCCGCCCGGAAACCGCTTGCTTAACGCCGTTGATCCCGAAGCCGAACGGCTCCGGTGCTGGTTGACCTTACGGCTCAGTGCCGGAGTTTGATCGACAGAAGGTGTAAGCTTTTCGCGATTGAAATCCTGAACAAGGGTAATGGTCGGAAACACGACCATAGCTTTCGCTGGCGTCTTGTCGATGATCGAACCTAGCCAAGCAATACCAGCTTCGGTCAATCCGGTTTGCGCTGACTTGCGAACACTAACCCGGTTATGGGGGCTTTCCGCTGCCAGACAATTGAGGATCGGCACAACATACGGCGTAAGCTCCGGCGACCACTTGTGACCAGCTTGCGGGCCATCTGCGACAATCAGATTTTCCGCCGCCCATGCAGCCGGTTCAATGATCGGATCCGGCGCGATCCCGAGTGCCAGTGCCCCCGCTATGAGTGCCAGCGTTGTTTTACCCTTGCTCTCCGTCATCGGTGATACTCAGACTTTCCGCTATCATGGTTTGCATAGAACGGATTTTGGATTTCAGAACGGAACGAACGGCATCCGGCCCGCCGTTACGAGCAGCCGCGTCTAGTTCTTCGGCCCATCCAATCATACCGTCGAGCCCCTGTCTGATCCGGCGACCCGATGCAACCATGGCATCAATGATTTCCTGCTTTGGAAGCAGGTTCCCCATTTTCTGCTCATAATCGAGCCGAGCCAGCTTTGCCGCATACTGTTCGCGTTCAGTTCGCGCATCGGTGAAAGTCGGCCCGGATTTTTGTTCGGGTTGTTTGCTCGTGCCCCGATTTCCCTCCGGCTCCATCGCCAAAGGATTTTGATCATCACGCTCCGCTTCCACTGGATCAGTCAGCACAGAGGAACGGGCAGGATCTCCATTTTGGTTCCGCGCGTGATCTGCGTCGGCAAAATCGATTTTGCCATCCTCACGCACCGGGATCTTTCCCGTTTTCACCATCTTGGTTACAGCAGCCGGACTAACCCCCAAGTGCCGCGCGTATTCTGACTTACTGCCAATCATGCGTGACCTCACATTGTGCGATTTCACCGCTTGGCTTTAACCATCGGAATGCGGATCTTTAACCGCTTTAACCGCCTTTAACCTTGTTTGAAAAACCAAAAACTGGCGAAGATCCGCGCCCGCGCCACCCGTATTGATAAAGCCCCAGGAAGGACCCAAAAAGATGAAGCCCCGCGCGGCGTGAACCGGCGAGGCTTCAAAGTTTGGATAGTCGAGGGCAAGAACAACAAAGCCCGCGAACCGATGCCGGTCGCGGGCCTGATCTAGGATGGATGAAAGCTGTCAAACTTTCCCCGCGTTGTCAACGTGGTTTTTTATCCACGGAGAACGAGGCACCTCCGGCCCGATCACTTCATAGCCAGTCTTCCCCTCCAACTCAGACCGCAACGACGACAGCGCATCCCACCAAAGCACATAGATCTCGCGGACAAACTCGACATGCTCCGGTTCGGGATCATAGGCGACATGGCAATAGATCGGCTTCCTCTTGTTCGCCGGATCAAGATATTCAATCAGCGGGCGACCGCGATGCATTACGGCACAAGCCTTGACCTGCACACCATCAAAGCAATCAGGCCGCGAACCGGCCCGACCATGCTCAATCAGCAACCCGACCTCCAACGGCTCACAGACCGAACAGATCGTTTCATGGGTGATCTCCGCATCCTGATCAAGATCGTTGTGCGCGTATGACAAAGACCCGTCCCCATCGATCTGCGTTCCGATCAGGCCGTTTCGCTCAATCGTCAAGAGATTGCTTCGAAGCGATGCACTCGGCCATGCCCCACGACCTGACCGCCGCGTCAGTTCGTCGGCTTGCTGATCCTGATAGGTCCACCGAACCAGTTCCTCTATATCAACCACTTTGCGAGGGTTGCGAGGGTTTGTGATACTATCCTGTGATAGTTCAAAAGCTGATTTATCTTTAGTAATCAACACTTTGCCAATTCCTTGCGATAGTAGCGATAGTTATGTCAGTTCATAATTGAATGCGAACGCGCCCAAGCGCGAAAAAGGACCGCATAAACCCTCGCAACCCTCGCAGCTATCGTAACCCATTGATTATATTTGGGTTTGTATGCGCGATACTATGCGAGGGTTGCGAGGGTATGAGCGGCTAATTCTCCCGCCCATACGCGCCCGGATCATCAACCGGGGGCGGATCTTCTGAAGCTTCAGGCACGTTGACGAGATCAACATTCATGTAGACGCGAATGCGGCCATCGGCCTTTGTAATCCCGCGCTCTGGCAAAGCCTTGCCAAACGCCGTCATAGTCCAAGGCCGTTCAGCGTTCGCGGAACACCAAGCTTTATAAGCCTCGTACATCGCCGCAGCCTGAACGCTGCACCCGTTACGCGGAACGATACATTCCGCGATGAACCGCCCGAGCGGATCGGAATCCGCGCGGTATTCATCGGTTGCCGCCCTGATCCGATCTGGCACAAAGAGCCCGTTCTCAAGCCAAATCCGAACGCCATCAAGCATCCAGTTCAACACGCCAGACCTTTCGGCCCAAAGCTTTTGCGGCAACATCAGATCCTGCCGTTCGTCTGGAACATTGACCTCCCATGGCAACAGCAGGAAGCGCCGCCAAATGCCGCGATCCTGTCCGCGAATTTTTGGTTTGTGGTTGCCCGAGAGCGTCAACTTGAATTGAGGCACGAAATCAAAGAAGCCATGGTTCAAATGGCGAACCGTGATCTCTTCGCCGCCAGTGATGGCCTTAATTGTGGCCTCGGCAAAACTCGCGCCCTTTTCTGGCTCGGACGCGCGAACAAACCTCGCCCCCGGAAGCCGTGCAAGGTCCGGCGTCGCTTCCCCGCCGCGCTTCCGATCATCCTTGAGCAGGGACGCAAAGGGCAACGAAAGGGAATAAGGCCCCATCATCTTAGCGATCAGGTCAATAAAGACCGACTTGCCGTTACCGCCTTCGCCATAGTTGAAAACAAGCTTCTGCTCGCCGGTTACGCCCGTAAGGCAATATCCCGACCACACCTGAAGAAACGACCGTATTTCATCGTCGGGCTGAACCTCTTCAAGGAACTTCTCAAATGTCGGGCATGTGGCCTCGGGATCATATTCAACATCCATTATCTTCGCGAGCCGGTCGCCCCGGCGATGAGCCCGAAGACCATCACAAGCCCCCTCAAGCCGAAGCGATCCGTTCTGAAGATTGATCAGCATCGGGTCAGCATCCATCATTTCAGGGCTGACCGTGATATATGGCTTCGCCTCAGATATCATCGCGTCAAGCTTGCCCCGGTTGCCGGACGCCACCGACCATTTAAGCAAATCCTCTAGCTTCTTATTCCAGTCACCCTTTGAGATATAACCGGGATCGTCTCTATCGAGATCCGGGCGACCCTCGTCCTGAAGTGCCGCAACCTCTTCAACAATTGACCGGGCAGTTTCGTGGGCTTTCCTCTTTACCGCCTCTTCCGCATCGTCCGGGCTCCAATACGAACCGCTCCACACGTGCCAGCCTACTTCACTGACATAAAGAAGATCCTGCCCGTGCCGCCCAAGGAACCGCTCGGCGTTACCGAGATCGTTCCGTTCTTTTTCAGCAAGGAAAAGGTTGATATCCTCACCGTCACCACCCCCCGGAAAGCTGTAAATTTCGGCATTGCCAAATGCTCGCCGGATGTCGTTCGCGCCCCTGTCTAGGCCGAAACTTCCATGTTCTTCGATCACAGCAACACCCCCTGACGCGCTTGATTTGACTTGACGGGCTTCGCCGCCACCTTCGCGCGACCTTTGTTTTCCTTTGCTTTAGACAAACGAACCTCTTCCTCCTTTGCATGGATTGCGCAGTACCACCTTCCCAACCACGTCACCGGATCGGGTTCGTTTCTATGCACGGCGATATGAAAGCGCCGCTGATCCACATCGAAGCCGATGCACCCCCATGCCTTACACCCTGGACACTGGCAGAAATGAACAAACCGGCCTTTGGCATCAAAAAACGGCGCAATAGATGAAGCGTTCAAACGCTTCGCGTTAAACAAGGCGCTGGCGGTATCGGTATGTTGCGAAGCTACTGCCCTTGCCGAGCGTTCCGTTTCGCGCGTGTACGCGGATTTTTTAGCAAACCCCATTTTTAGCTCCATCGCGATAAAGCCGCTTGAAATCAGGATCGCCGACATAGCCACGCTCGAACTCGTACCAAGCATGTTCTTTCGGGTTCGATCCCTTGCGCTTTTCAGGGGCGATATGGAAATACCACCACGTTGCGCGCTCGGCGCAGAAGTGAACGTTCTTGCAACAGGCACCATCCCACCACGAACGACGGGTTTTGCTGCCGAACCACGCGATCCCATGGAAGTTGAGAACTTTCCGCGCCCCCAACTCGAAAGCCCGATCAACAAATTCGCAAGCGCGCGTGAATGGGGCATTCATGAAAACATCGAAGCTTTGCGGCTCCCACCCATCAACAAGGGCCTCCGCATCCGGGGAAAGGAAATCAACCAGAAGCCGCTCGCCCTCGTACTCCCACGGGTAAACATCCGCTGACCTCACGTCATGCCCGGCTGCACGGGCGACATTCGAAAGAACGCCCCGACCCACGCACGGATCGATAATTCTTGTTTGAAGATCCGCGCACGATAGACCGGCATAAGCCGCCCAAAGCGGCGTTTCACATGCCTCCAACTTCTTCGCCGCATCTTCGATTGCCTCGAACGCCAGCGGACAGGATCCATTAAACAGGTCCATCACGCGCCCCGCCTCAGTACATCGTTGAAATCCATACCAACAGGCGGTCTAACGACTGCAACCCGCAAACCACGGGCGGAATGAAAAGCACCAGCTTTTTCAATTACCCGCTCCGTCTCTGCCGGGGAGCTATCCCCATCAACACAAATCACCAGATCTCGAACGATTGGGGGAACGATGATCGCCGCAAGGTTCCCCATGCTCCCCGTCGGCCAAGTCGGCGTTTGAGTTGCGGCAAATACGGAAAGCGCGGTTTCAATACCCTCGGCAATCGCAAGCCGAGAACCCGCTGGACAAAGCCGAATAGCGCCCTCCCAACATATGCCCGCCATCAGTTTAGGCTTCTTAACGTCCGCCTTACCCGACCCGTCGGGCTTCAGGTATGTCCGATGAACGCCCGTGATACGACCGGACGGACCTTGGACGGCAGACACCATCGCGGGCCACTTTCGGCCACTGTATTTATGATGAAGGCTTGGGTGAAATCTGATCGAAGGCGGAAGTCCACCCGGAAGATCTCGCGCGAATATCCCCCGGCTTTGAAGATAGGCTTCGACAATCGTTCCGGGTGCTGACAGGCTTTCAGCGAACACCGAACGCGCCCATTGAACACTATCCTCTTTTTCCTTTTCTATCTCTTTTGGAGACAGGCGCGGAACCGGCTTTGCAACCGGCTTTTTCCTTCCTTCGCGATCAGACTGAAGACCGCATTCAATAGCCAATTGCTCAACAGCTTCAACAAAGGTGAAACCATAGCGCGCACGGACCCATTCAAAAGCGTCACCGTGCCAGCCACAACCAAAGCAATGAATAAAGCCCTTGCGCTCACTAACAGAAAAGCTAGGGGATCGCTCTTTATGAAAAGGGCAAATCCCCCAATACTCCTGTCCCTGCTTACGCAACTTCACATCGCGCGCAACCAGATCCACCAACGAGGTTCTTGCCCGAACATCGTCAAGAAAGGAGACATCAAAGCCGCCCTTCATTCCTGAACCTCGGCATCAAGAACAGACACCAACGCACTATCTATCCGCGCCAGAACTTCAATCACGTCGCCGATCTCGCGGCGAAGTTCAAGGTCACGAACCTCCTGCGCAGTAACAACACCACCAGACGCCAAAGCCTCGGACAGGCGCGCCATGGCCTCGCCCGCCTCCTTACCCAATGCCCCCAAATGCGCGACCCATTCTGCGTCACCATGGGCGGGCGGCTTGGCAAACAAAACATAGCCCTGCAAATCGGCAAGGTAGCGGGTTACAATCGGCTCGCCCGCGTCCTGTTCAAGATCCGCGACAACATCGACCGGGGCAAACATACCCTCGCTCGCGCGCCCGTATCGCCCCAATCGCTGATAATCAACCCGCGTGATACTTGCAGCACTTTCCTGACCGCCAACAGCTTTTGTCAGTCGGCGAAACGCCGTTTTGATACCTTGATAGGTACTCGCGGGAAACTGGCGGCCCATGACCGCGCCATTACGAGAAGTCATGCGTAATTTCCTGTATATTGCGCAATGCCTTGGCTCGAAGAACCCGGCATGATCGGGACATGAAAAAGCAAAACGACCGACTTGAAACACTCGCAACCATCTGTGAGCAGAAGTTGCGAGCCAACCCGAACCACCCGCAACACAAGCGGATGACGAAAGATCTGGACCGCGTTCGCCGACTTAAACGGATTGGCGAAAAGGCAATTCGAAACAGGAAGAAACATTAAACAGCCTCCCCGCCCGACGAACTGCCACCCCCGATCCCATAGAGATCGTTCGGGGTAATGGCCTGATCCGTTGCGCGATAAATCGCCTCTACCGTCGCACGATCAACATTCACCTTCCCGCCAACAATCCGGCTAACGGTTGACTTGTTCTTGCCAATCCGCTCGCCGAATGCGGCGTAAGTGATGCCTTGTGATTTGAGGTATTCGCCTAGTGTGCTCATGCACCTTATGTTGCATATCATGCACCAACTATGCAACAGAATTTGTTGCAATTTCTGCTAGGATGTTGCTCACCATGCAAAAAAACGAACCACAGCTTCACATCCGCGAATGGCGGAAGGCGCGCAACCTCACGCAACAGGATCTTGCCGACCAGATCGGACGAGACAAATCCATAGTGTCAAAACTGGAACGAAACGTTTCCGGCATCACAAGCGCAACCCTTAACGGCATCGCCGCCGCCCTTGGCGTAACACCCGCAGCCCTCTATGAGCCGCCACCAGAAGGAACTCGCCCGAAATCCGCAGATACACCCCACCAAGCCGGTTCGGTTGCGATAGAAGCAACCAGAACCCGCGCCGACGGGATGGTTACGGAAAACCTTGTTGGTGATCGACTGGATCTGCCTGTTTATGCAAGCGCCCAAGGCGGGCAAACTGGCATGGTGATTTCATACGAGCCGATTGATTGGGTCAAACGCCCTGAACCGTTGTTCAACGTCAAAAACGGCTTTGGAATGTATGTCGTCGGCGATTCAATGTTCCCCGCCTACCGGCAGGGCGACATGATCCTGATACACCCAAGCAAACCCGCCAATCCGGGGGACGATGTTCTTGTTGTCAAAAAGAACGGCTCAACCCAGGAATTTGAAGCACTTGTTAAAACTTTGATTTCCACCAACAGCAAGGAAATCCGCCTTGCGCAGTATAATCCGAGCGACGAGTTCAGCATTCCGAAGGATACCATCCAAGCCGTTTATCTGATCGTCGCCAAGTACCACAAACGATAAAATCAGGAACGAACCATGCATCGCATCACCGCTCGTGCAGCCCTGATCAGCACCCTTTTGTCGCTCGCAGGATGCGCAAGCGTTGATCGCCTTTACATGACGGAGTTTGAACCAACCGGCGCGAACGAGTTCAGGTATAAAGCATTCGCAAACGCGGCCTACAAACCGGAAGACCCGGAAAGCGAAGCAACCCGAATTGAATGGCTGCAACAATACCTCACGGATAACAATCTGTGCCCTAACGGCTATGTCATTGACGACCGCAAATCCGTCTATAATGGCACAATCCTTGCCGCCAAAACCTACGATCTGATTTATTACGGTCACTGCACCAACTAGCAGCCCGAAAGACCCGCGCCAGACCTTCGCGCGCCCGCCTTGTTGCATATGATGCACTTTTGTGCATTGACATGCATTTTTTAAAGTTGCATCTTATGCACCTCAACTGAGGCATAGGAGGCAATTTTGCGCACTTCCCCACACAACCGAGAAAAGCTCGCACCCCAGTCACGCTTGAACGCCATGGCTGACGCCATGACGGAAATCGCCAAACTCAACGGATCGGTTTCACGCGATCAACTGATTTGCCGGGGGTTCTCTCCAATCGAAATTGACCGTTTTCGCGATCAGGCAGGAGCCATCGCAGGCGGACGGATTTCGGGGGAGATCTGAACCATGCGCGCGGTTCCGGCAACCCTTCTTAAACGCTGGCAAACCGAAGCCCGCGCCATCCTCGAAAACTCGCAGGCAGCGACGAGCCTGAAAAAGCTCGCTGCCCGAGTTCTCAAGCAATGGGATCGGAGCAATGGGAACCATCGGCGATAACCGCCTTTTCCCCGAAGAACAAGCCCTTCTATCGGCTATTCGCCGATGGTTCCGGCACCGAACCCCGGAAAATACCCGACACGTTGTCATGGCTACGCGCGACTGGCTTCGCGCAGAACATGCCCGCGAAGACGAACGGACATCGGGATAACCAAACAGCGTCAAAGGCAGCATCGATGAAAAACCGGCTTCTTCGCCGCGCGCGAAACCAGCTTACCCCGACCGGATGGGCCTCTGTTTTGCTCATTCTTTTGGCTCTTGCCGCAATCTGCATCGACCGGATCCATTAACCATGAAACAGCACCAAAACACCCTTTGGCGGCAAATGCCATCCGGCGCGCGCTGGCCCCTGCTTAACCCAACCGAAGACGACGTTTTTTGGCCTGACGTTGCCGAATCACTGGCAAAGATCTGCCGTTGGGGTGGCTCAACAACAGTGACTTACAGCGTCGCCCAACATTCCTGTCATGTGGCGGATCTCCTGCCACCACCCCTTAAACTCAAAGGTTTGCTCCACGATACGGACGAGTGCGGGCTTGGCTTTGACATGCCATCCCCGACCAAAATGCTATTTCGCAGCTTGGGCGGCGCGGAAGCGCTCAAACAGGCCGAAGACATGCAAAAGAAAGCGTTCTTTGCCGCCGCGGGGCTGACTTACCCGATCCCCGATCACGAGGCCGCACTAATCAAAAAGGCCGACAACGTAATTGCAGCCACCGAACGGCGGGATCTCAACCGCCCGTGCAACTTCGCTATCGAAGGACTCCCCCCGCCCCTTTCCGACCCGATCCGGGCATGGCCTTGGCCTCGCGCGATGGAGGAATTTCTGAACCGTCTTGAACGCTGGCTTCCGCCGCAGAAACGCGGCCTCGCTTGGGGCGGCATCCGGGTTGCCAAGAAATAGGATCATTCACTCATGACATTGAAAAACCGTACACGACCACGCGGCTTTATTGACGAATGGTCCCCAAAACCCCAAACGCTCGCACTGATCGAAAACGTCAATTCGATCCTGAACGACAACCGGGATATCGCCCCGCTCACGCTCCGCCAGATCTTTTACATGCTGGTTTCGCGCTATGGCTTTGAGAAAACCGAAAAGGACTATCAACGTCTTTGCGAAGTGATGAACCGCGCCCGCCGCGCGAGGTTTATCGACATGAACGATATCCGTGACGACGGGCTTCGCAGGGACACCCCTTACGGGTGGCACTCGCCGGAACAACTCGTTAAGAGCTTCAAAAGCGCTTGCACCAATTTCAAGCTTCATCGGCAGGAAGGCCAGCCGGTTCATAGAATGGTTTGGTGCGAAGCGGGCGGGATGCTTCCGCAGCTTGCCAACTACTGCCGGGAGTATGGCGTTTCCGTCCTGTCAAGCGGCGGCTTCGATAGCGTCACCAGCAAGCATAACTTCGCCCTTGAAGTTTCTGACTACGATGAAGTCGAGGTTCTCCATATCGGCGATCACGACCCTTCCGGCGTCCACATGCATAACAGCCTTGACGAGGATCTGAAGGCTTTCGTGGGTCACTACGGCGGAAAAATAAACGTTGTCCGACTTGCCGTAACACCCGAGCAGGTCGAGGAAATAGGCCTTCCCACCGCCCCGCCAAAACGCACCGACAACCGCGCCTTTTCCGGCCTGACGACGCAGGCCGAAGCAATCCCGCCCCAAACCCTTCGAACAATTGTCAGTGACGCCATCCGCGACCGCATGGATTGGGACGCATTCAACCACGTTCTCGAACGCGAACAGGACATTCGAGAAGACCTCATAACCAAGCTTGAGAACCTGTAAGGAGCTTTCAAAATGGCCGGATCAGTCAATAAAGCGATCCTTGTCGGCAACCTCGGCAAGGATCCCGAAATTCGGTTTTCACAGGCCGGAAAAAAGATCGCGAATTTCAGTATCGCCACATCGGAAAGCTGGCGCGACCGCCAATCTGGCGAGCGGCGCGAACGAACCGAACGGCATCGCATTATCATTTTCAACGAAGCCCTTGCCGAGATTGCCGAGAAGTACCTGAAGAAGGGAACAAAGGTTTATGTCGAGGCCCCCATTCGCACCCGCAAATGGCAAGGCCAGGACGGCAAGGACAACTACACAACAGAAATCGTTTTAGAGCCCTACAAGGGCACTTTGACAATTCTGGACCGGATAGGCGACGGCACCCCCAACACCGATCAGGGCGCAGGAAAACCGGACGATACAGCAGGATCGACCGGATACCCCGACCTTGACGACGAAATCCCGTTCTGAAGGCCGAACAAATGACAGCAAAAACCCATTTGCGCGGCGACGAGATCTTACTGGTCGCGGAGATCCACGGAGCCCGCGCCCTACGCGAAGCACTGGCAGCACTCAAAACACACGCGCAGCACTTCGAAAGCAGCCCTTCCGCCGAGACATTCCTGCGTCGGATCTGCGACCGGGCAACCAATCAAGATCCTGACGCATAGGAGCAACCAAAATGCACTTATCGACCGAAACCGCACAAGCGGTAATCAAACCAAAAGGCACCCCGCCCCGGACAATCGGCTATTGCCGGGAATGCGGTCATCCGTTCCATCCGGGCCGACACGATCAGGAATATTGCGGCAACACATGCCGTAAAACGTTCCACAAGCGCCGCTACGAGCGCGGGGCACAACTTTACGATTTCGCCATGGAATGGCGCGGTAAACGCCTGAAAGGCGGCTTCACGCAACTTTGCCAGATCATCGACGACTGGCTTCGCGAAGAACGCGAGCGCCGCAACCAGCACAAAGAACTGAAGCGCGCCTACGAGAACCAGCAAAAAGGGGGACATTCCAATGCCCGCCATTAATTTTCAGGCCCGTTTCGCCGACGACGTTGAAACCGGACGAAAAACGCAGACCATCCGCGCCGAGCGTCGCGACAGCCGCCCGACCTGCAAGGTTCATGACCACCTGAAGCTTTACACCGGCATGAGAACAAAAAATTGCCGATTGCTCGGATCTGGAACCGCAACCTTTGTAAGCACGGTTCGCCTGTTCAAAGAAAATGACACCCCCCCGGATGACCATCGGCGACCGCGAGATTTCAGAAAACGAACTCGCACAAATCGCCCGGCAGGACGGTTTCACGACCACCGGGGAAATGTTCGCCTTCTTCAATCTGCCGTTTCAGGGCTGGATCATAAAATGGGCCAACGGAGAACCGCAATGACCAAAATCGAATGGACCCAACGCCCCGGCACCAAGGGCGAGACATGGAACCCCATCAGAGCGAAGAACAAGGCAACCGGTGGTACCGGCCATTTCTGCACCAAGGTTTCTGCGGGTTGTCAGAATTGCTACGCCGCCGACTTCCAGAAGCGGTTCAAGAACCCGGCACGCTACGCAGCACAGGATGCCGAGCAGGTTGATTTGTTCCTTGATGAAACCGTACTGATGCAGCCGCTACGTTGGAAGAAACCGCGCACGATCTTTGTGTGCAGTATGACCGATCTTTTTTACGAGGGCCATCCTATCGAATGGATTTGGAATGTGTGGGCAGTTATGGCACTTGCCCCGCAGCACACATTTATCGTGCTGACCAAAAGAATTTCGTACGCCAACACTGCGCTGGTTAATCGCCTGCATATGGGCGATCCAGCTATCTGCAAAGCCATCAACCAAATTCCGGCATTTTTGGGAAACCGCAAGGGCGCTCTCGAAATGCCGCTTCCAAACGTTTGGATTGGAACGAGTGTCGAGGATCAAGCCACGGCGGATCACCGTATTCCCCATTTGCTGAACACACCGGCAGTGGTGCGGTTCATCAGCGCGGAGCCGCTGCTTGGACCACTTCAAATCGAAAGATGGCTTAACATCGCATGGCAATGTTCTGGATGTCGCGGGTATTTTTCGGGAACATGGCAGAGAACTTGCCCGGACTGCGGTAAAACTAACTATTGGTGCGGCAGTCACAAGTTCAATGGTCGCAAACGCGATAAAAATCCCATTCGCCCCCCTCAATCAGGGCAAGGCCTCGACTGGGTCATCTGTGGCGGCGAAAGCGGACACAAGGCCCGCCCTATGCATCCAGATTGGGCGCGCTCTCTACGCGATCAGTGCAAGGCGTCAAGCGTACCGTTCTTCTTCAAGCAGTGGGGCGCTTGGATACCCCAGATTGGCGCGAAGAACGACATTTCTGATAACCCAGAGATCAGCAAATACGTCTGGAAAGAATGGAACCCAGATGAACGGAAATGGGAAGACTGGCCTTACCCAATGTGGTGCGACGACCTCGACCCGGAGCAAAGCGTTATAAAGGTCGGGAAAAAAGCCGCTGGTCGCGAACTGGATGGACAACAGCACAACGACTATCCGGGGAAAAGCCATGTGCAAGCGTAACCTGAACCGCAAGGGCTTCTTAGCAGCCATCGCCCGCCAGCTTTGCCAGCTTCGAAAACAAGCCTTCTTCGGCAAGAACCGGGACAACGCCTACATAGACGCGGGATCGATCCTAGACCTACTTCAAGGTGACGGGATCAAATTCGGCAACAAGGGCTTTGACTGGAATGAACCCGCCGCCATCGAACTTGCAAACAACTGGATCAATGGCGAATTTACCGCAGGGGAACGCTTGTCATGACACAGCCGATTTTTCTAACATCCACTCAAGTGAGCGACCGATGGGCGGCGGCTGGTATTTTGGGCCGTAACGGCAAGCCGATATCAACCAACACCCTAGCCTTCTGGCGAAGCGAGGGTTCCGGCCCGAAGCCCGTCAAAGCGGCTGGCGCTGTCCGCTATCCGATCAATAAATTGCGCGAATACGAGCGCGAAGCTTTCGGCCAAGCTTGCGATATCGACACCGATTCCGAAGAAGCCGCCTAG